CCGTCTATTGTAAGACCCGTCAGTAAAAGCCCGCCCTGAGTTAAATAGGATCCCATCACTAAAGCCCCTCTGGCCATAATACCCAACCAAGAACTCATCTTCGTTAGAAATGTCGGAGTATACATTAGCCTGACTCGCTGCCATGTCTAAGGTACGCGCCCTGCTGGGGAACATCGTCTTAGCTATATCTAGGTCAATATACTTGGATCTGAAAATATACCTGGCGTCAGAGAGGTCACGCTCTAAGGCTAGGGGATCGGACCACATGTTACGCCAGCTCTCATATCTTGAGAAGATAGGCTCGTCCGTAGAGTCACCTCGAATGCCGTCCTCTAGCCAGCCTAGCCCACTTGTAGCTGCATCGCCAAAAGCCCGGGATACATTAAAGGGGGTCTTATTAACATCTGACAAATACTTTAGAAGCGCTGTTTTCGTCTCAGCGGCTTTCTGGTCGTCCTTCTTACGCGCATGAACCTTAAAGTCCATACGGCTACGACGCTCAGTGCCAAGCACCCAATCCACAGCGGGCTTAATACGGTTGTATACCAATGGAGCTTGTCCACGTTCTCTAAGCTCTGCAGCATCCTCTTCTTTCCATTGTAGGCCATCCTTAAAGTCTGAGTCCAGAGACTGCTCAAGGCGGTTCTCCGACTGTACTTCCCTAGCTTGGGTCCACCAGTCCAAGAGCTTACCGTGAAGCTTCTTGTTCTTCTGGCTGTCTAGTGAGTTACGCTTGCTACGCGTCTTCTTAGCCTCGGGCTCATCTATATAGTCCTCCTCTGCGGAGTGACTCTGAAAATTCTCAATCATGGTATATACCTATCCGGAACTACTCTACTATACTCTTCTGGAAGGACATCTACGTCGTCCACCATCTGGGGGTTGACAACCTTAGAGGCCACTGCTGCTGCCTTTCTACGTGCCTCTTTAAGGGCCCGTTTCTTCAACTGTGCGTTAACCCATTTAGAAGCCTGGTTAGTTATGAACTTAGACCCTTCTACCTTAGTAGCCCTCGTCTTCCCTAGGGCCCCTCGGAGGACCCCCTTAGTCCCAAGCATTCCTCCAGCCGCGCGCCCTAGGTCATTAAGGCCCTGGTGCCGCCTGGCTACCTCAGCTAAATCTCTCTCGGTGCTACCGGAGATAAACGGAGGGGTCCGTAAACTCTGCAGGATCGCCTCCCTTGCTTGAGTAGCTTCCTGCTCAGTGCGTAGTCCTAAAGCCTCCCCTGCGGAGTTAGCTAGCAGAGCTGGCTGCGATATCAGGTCCGTTGCCCCTGTATAGAGGCCGCCGCCGAAGGCCGCCGCCTGGTCTAAATATTGGCCATAGACCGGAAGGGGCTTAGGCTTAGGTTTGCGATTACTCATTTTACTATATCACCGTTGGTGTATGCCTCAAATTCCCCGATAGTCTCGCCTTCGACAATAACCTTACCCTCGCCAAAGACCTCGCCCTCTTCTTTGCCCGCTGGGCGCTGGATGATAAGAGTATCGAGATTGCTAAGTATAGTATCAGCTATACGGTTGATTAGGAAGGCATCTGGATGCATCTGCAGGTACTGTGAAATAGCGAAGCACGCACGCATCATATATGCCTGGTCGGTGTACTTATACGCCGAACTCAGGGGTATAGCATACATCGCCTTCCTGTTATTCCTAACATTATATATACCCATGGCCGGCTCACGATCACCGTCCTCATCGTGTACAAACCCAAACCTAACAGCTATATCGCTCATCGTATCGCCTCCAACATTATATAGATAAGGCTAAATACCACGGCCGTTATAACCGTGGCGGCGAAGATACCCTTAAAAAATCTTCTAGTGAAGGGGTTCATAACGTTCTCCAGTTAATACTCTTCTTGCGCTTAGCCCTACGAGGCCTGGCCACTGCGTTCACAGGCTCTGCGAAGCCAAGGGCTAAGCTGTCACCACAATTCTGTACTAGTATGCCGTTAGCGTAGTACACGTTCTCTGTGTCAAGCGTTAGGTTGTAGACCTCTTGCTCGGAGCCCTCTAAGTTTATTACCGCAGGCCCTAGAGCCGCACTCTCGCTGTTCGTGCCTGTTGTAGTGGAACTCCGCACCACACATTGGGCACGTTCCCGATGAAGTCTTATAGCGTTGCTCCTTAGCAGCACATCGTTGTGCACACTTGGGGCCACAGAACTTAGTACGCGTAGGGAACGGAGTCTGGTGGAGGCCGCCACACTGCTCACATATAATCGGGTGTAGTTTACGATCCTCCCAAACTTTTCTGCCATTTTCTGAATGCCACTCCAGCCCTTCAGGGCTAGCATGCCATTCCTTAGCCGCTTCTTGCATGTCCGTAAGCTGCCTTGCATTTTGCTCTCGGTACGCCGTGTCCTTGAACCTTTCGTGCATATGGTCTCGTGCGTGAGCCCTGCTACCTTTACACTCGAGATTCTCCAGGGCATTATCCTGCCAATCCCCATTAATATGGTGGACGCAGCTGCCTTCTGGAATAGCCCCATAGGCATCCGTCCAGATCCTGCGGTGAAGAAGTCTCTCGCCGTTAACGGGCTGCCGAGATTGATAGTATCTACGATTTGTTTGAATGTAGTAGAACTCGCCCTTATGCACGATCTTTGTAGGGTTAGCCATAGTAATCTCCGTAATGGGGTTGCCGATTCCATTACATTATACTTGGTAAGACTCCCAAGGGCAACCCATCCGCTATCCCATGTAAATACCTTATGCCCAGCCTTGCCTGTTAGCTGGGCCCCCGTAGTGAAATCTACCGTTACTACGGGGGCACCATGTTTGTGTGTACCAACTATAGTGCTAGTGCCCATCGGAGTTAGTACCTTATCCCCTATATCTAGGATCTCTATAGGCACCTCGCCCCGGGGGGTTAGAATCATAGTACCTGCAATGAAGCAGTCCGGGGACGGCAAGCCGCGTTTCTTCATGTCGCTCTTCTTCTCGAGCTTCACCTTCATCTGCTCGTTGTACCCGTACTCTATTCCAGTGAGGTCATAAAGTAGGGTGTTATCATCGTCGGGGAGATCAGCATGTTCGAGCCATTCCCGCATCTTCCACCACATCTCGGCTCGCACGTTGGCAAACTTCTCAGGGTCGATAGCTCTACTGCCGGCCTGGACCTCGATACACCTATAAGATAGCTGCTTGAGACGGTCAATAACACCGCCACCCAAACCAGCCCCGTCCACAAATACAGCGTGTGGTTTGTACTCATCTATCACCTCTGCGGTCATCGCCGCCATACTCATGAGATCTAACTCTCGGTACTTACGTATATCTACAAGTTTCCTACCCTTACGTACTGTGATAACGGACTGGTCATCGCCAAAACGAGCCACGTCAACGCCAACAACGATAGGGTCGGCAGGATCAGCTTCGAGTTCCCTCGCCATAGCCATCTCGACAACCTCCGTTGATATGAACTGGCTATCGCCGACACGAGGGAACTGGCCTTTAACCCGTACCCGTACAAAATCTGAATCCGCCCCATAATCATCTACCCACTCTTGTATTACTGTCTTATTCGTCATCCTCGCAGTACGCGAGTCGATCTGCTTATTCAACCACCTGTGGCGCATCTTACCGAACGTATCAGCGAACCTGCCTGTACTCTTAGTAGGGTTGCCGAACAGGAAGATCATCGGCTCACCATCAGTCAGCCCGCCTTCGGCCACCTCATATATTGCGTCATCAACCGCAGATGCCTCATCAAATATATAAAAGGGAGTGGACCTCGCGTTGTGCAGTCCGGCAAAGGCATCGGCGTTCTCTTTCGTAGAGGCCTGCCCATTAACGGCCCACGCTTCCTTAAGCCCAGTTCGGAAGTACGAGAGATTGCCCCGCGACGACCTATACTCGAACCAGTGACCGTTAATCGCCATCTTGTTCCACTTCGCCAGTTCGGCCCAGGTCTTATCTTTAAGCTGCTCATACTTACCACTCGTGACCACGCCCTTAGCGTTTGGCCGTGTACTCATTATGAAGTGTATCAACCAGCTCGTCAGAGCTGAGTTATGTGTGACTACGAAGTCATCCGTAAGATATAGGTGGTCCTCTGCTTCGACCTCTATGCACATACCCTCTATATCCCCTAGAGGCTCTATAGAAGAGATCCACCTGCAGAGGTATCGATGCTGGATATTATCTTTTAGCTTATGCTTCTTATAGGTATGGGTAAATGGGTTCCACAGGCCTCCAAAGTTAATAGTAGCTCTGTAGCAAGGCTTACACTCTGCACTCCTAACCCCTTTTTTCACATAGAACGTAGTCTTCGGAGTGGGCTGTAACATCGCCTTACCTCCTAGGGACCTAACCATCCAGATAAGATCCTCGACTAAGCGCTCAGACGTAGAGCTGTACCCAATAGAGCCACTGCCTAGCACCTCGCCGTCAGTGTCTAGCATCCCCCGCACAACATTACGGCGGACATCTTCAGAGTTATACTTATATATATCAGCTATAAACTTAGTATCACACGTCACAGGGGCCATACTACTCTCAGCCAGAGCTGCATATAGTCCTGGGGGAGACGCCCTCAGCATTCTCCTCTGCAGGTAGTCTGCCGTATCCTTGTTAGGAGAGATCCCCATCTCATTCCACAACTCCTCCCGAGTAGACCCTATACCCCCCGAAGTGCTAGAGCCATCTCCTAGCCATACTCCCACAGTGTATGGGTCGTACGGAATGTCAGTGTGGGCAAACTGCACTGCCCCCTGTATAGGGATCTCCCACTGCTTAGCTAGGTTGCTGCCATTCTTGCGCATAACCCCCAGCTTGAGAATCTCCTGAGTCTCAAGGGTTCTCCACGTATCTAGTCCTTTGCGGCGCTCCTGACGACCCCGAACATTCCACTCGTGAGCCCCGCAGACATCTACACTACTGCCATCATCGAACGTAACCCTAAACCCCGGTTGTGTCCAGTTCTTAGTAGCCGTAATCTTAGTAGGTGCCCCATCTGCGCCAAACACATAATCCCCGGGAACAAGGTCTCCCCATATAATCTGTTTCATGCCTATAACCTCTCGTGAATACGGATCCATTATAGGCTTTCTATAGGGGGTTTGCAAGCTCAAAGCTTTCCCAATACCGTGTCCTGAGGCTATGCTAAACCGTATAGGGTCAACAGCAGTCACACCGTCGAACGCCCGCTTCCTGATCTCCTCGCCAAGCTCGGTCAGCAGGTCAGCCTGCCACTTATCTGGCCCTTGGGGCCAAGGCTCTAAGGGGCTATCCTTCACGCCCCAAGGCCA